CGGACCTCCGGGCACGCGCGCCGGATATCCTGAGTTCAGCGCCGGATACGCGCGGCGACAGGGGTCAAGGGGCGCCCATTTCGGATTTCGCCGGGGATGGTTCTCCGATACAAATTCTGCCTCGGGCACCAATTCCTGGCGCGCCGTGGGATGGATCGGGCAACCGCCGGTCCATGAGCCCCGACACCGCACCCGCCCAATCTATCAGGGCCGACGCGGGTTTGCCTTTGTCGCCGCTTAGTGGTCCCAACATCTCGGCTTCCTTGGCTGGAGACCGTCCGTCCCTGCAGCCGTGGCAACAGCGGAATGCCGGGTCTAAGACGGATTTCTCCCAGGACTCGCGTGGTGCCCCGTACGGTACAACGACCTGGGCGCAACCCCCGAGTTCCGAGTCGATGTTGCCGTCGGCAGTCCCGCCGTCCACCGAGCCGCAATCAACCGCATTACAGGGGGATATTTATGTCGATGGCTCGCGGCTCGGCCGGTGGATGACCGATCGCCTTGTCAAGGCAGCCGACATGCCGCGGGCGGCTACTACCGGCTTCGATCCTCGTATGACAGCTACCTGGCCTGGCGCACCGATCAGCGTCTAACGGAGAAGCAACGTAATGTCGAATGTCGCGCTACTCCTCGGGCCCATCGCATTCCAGGCATTTGAGGTACCGGCGAGCATCAATATCGGCGGCGCGCAGCGGCTGGCGATTCATCGTCTGCTGGGTGGAGCGCGGGTGATTGATGCGCTCGGCCGGGATGATTCGGATATCGCGTTCTCGGGGACCTTCTCTGGCCCCGATGCTACCCTTCGGGCCCGACTAATCGATGAGATGCGCGTGTCGGGCCTCCCTATGCCGCTTACCTGGGATGTGTTTTTTTATTCCGTCATTATCAAAAAATTTGAGGCTGATTATCGATCTGGTTGGTGGATCCCCTATCGGATGACATGTACCGTAGTGTGTGATGAAGCCAACAACGCTGTAGCTTCGGTTATATCGCTGGCGGATGACGCATTGTCTGACGTCACAACTGCGTTCAGTTTTGCTACAGCCGCCGGGATCGATCTATCAGATGCACAGACCGCAGTTGGTGCGCCAGGTGCAGCCGTGAGGGGAACAGCTTCCTATTCCTCAACTCTGGATGCTCTTGTCAACGCTAGCGCGCTCGTTGGCGCTGGTATCGATCAGGCCGAATTGACGCTTGGAGCAGCTTCGTGGCCAACAGGTGGTCAAATGCCATACGCGGCTGATGCCTTCGGTGGCGTCGTATCGGCGGCTCAGCAGGTCAGTTCGCTAGCTATGGCCCAAGCCTTTATCGGGCGTGCCAGCATCAATCTCACAAATGCGAGTACCTAACGGTGAGAACAATCATCGTAACAGGGGGCAATCTGTTCAACATTGCCGCAACTGAACTCGCCGACGCAACGCAGTGGATTCGGATCGCTCAGCTCAACAACATATCCGACCCGATGCTGCTTGGCGTTGTGACCCTGATGATCCCTGACACGGACCCGAACGCAGGAGGAGGTGTTGCCCCTCAGTGAAATATTAACCTCGCAGCGAACTCCGTCGGCTCGCATTATGGCGAATGGCAGCCTGGTTCCAGGGTTGATAGACGTCGAAGTGACCTGCAATAGCCATTTTTCTTCCGACAGATTTTCCGCTTCCTTAGCATTGGACGTTGCCTCCCCCTATGGAGACGTCTTCTGGTCTTCCGAATTGAAGATTACAATACAGGTCCTATTTAGCCTGGATTCTACATCATTCGTCAGCCTCTTTACCGGTACCGTAGATACGATCGCGATAAACGCGACCAAGAGACTGGTCCACATTACGGGGCGGGATCTGTCCGCCCAGTTAATCGAAGCTCGCACGCAAGAGACATTTTCCAATCGGACCTCGAGTGAAATCGCATCGCTGCTAGCGAATCGGCACGGCCTGAATCTCAATGTGGTACAAACCACGACACCGGTCGGGAGGTACTATCAGGACGAACACGATCGCATAACACTCGGTCAATTTAGTCGAGCGACGACAGAGTGGGATTTGCTTGTGTTCTTGGCACAGCAGGAGGGCTTTGATGTTTCAGTTACCGGTACAACGCTTAACTTTTGCCCATCGAACAACACGGCGGTAGCTCCGTACATGGTCATACCCACTAATTGCATCGATATGAAACTCGAGCGACATCTAACTCTCGCGCAAGATATCGCCGTGACAGTTAGGAGTTGGAATTCCCGTCAGAAGAGCGCGTTTACCCAAACGGTGACCGGCGTAAGTAGCGCAGTCTCCAGTTCCGGTGGGCCATCTCAGCCACAGCAGTACGTGTTTGTACACCCCAATTTAACTGCGGATCAGGCTTTGAGGTTCGCTCAACAGCGGTTAATTGAACTCACCATGCATGAGCGAGCGGTTGAATTTCTCGTGCCGGGGGATCTTTCGTTGACTCCGAATGGCCAACTGGTTGTGACTGCCACGGGCACCGAATTCGACCAGACATACTATATCGATCTCGTTGAGCGCCGCCTTAGCTTAAATGATGGATTTACGCAGCGAGTGAGGGCGAAAAGCAGTAGTCCTCGGTCGACGTCGATCAGTCAAACTGGCGCTGCCGGTGCGACCGCGAGCTAGTTGATGGAACGTCTCCTGAACATCATCAAAGCGCACGCCGAGGCTCTGGATTGTGGAGCGGGTCAACCACGATTTGGTGTCGTCACCTCGGTGGATACCAATTCTGCGTGTGCACGGGTAACTTTACAACCTGAGGGAGTTTTAAGTGGTTGGTTGCCGGTCTTATCCCCTTGGGTTGGCGCAGGTTGGGGGCTCGTTTGCCCGCCGTCACCGGGCGATCAAGTAATGGTGCTAGCGCAAGAGGGCAACGCCGAGCATGGGGTGGTTATTGGTGCCGCATTTAGCACTGCCCAGCTGCCTCCCGCAACCCCAGTCGGGGAGTTCTGGCTCGTGCACAGTTCCGGCAGCTTTATCAAGCTCCAAAATGATGGTACCATTCGCATGAACGGTGATCTTCATGTGAGCGGCGACGTCTACGATAGCCATGGCCCTCTGTCGGGCCTCCGCGCGCATTACGATGGGCATACGCATGTCGACTCACGCGGCGGCACGACAACGGGCCCCAGCGAGCAGGACTGAAGCACGTGAACGACCTCTTCCACGTCTGGGAAACCGATTTGACTACCAGCGCGACAGGAGATCTCGCCCTCGTATCGGGATCGGTGTTAGGTCAGCAAAGAGTGCTGCGTCGCCTGCTCACCAATCCAGGGGATTACATCTGGCATACCGACTATGGGGCGGGATTGGCTGCCTTCGTCGGCACTCCGGCGAACGAAGCGCTAATCAAGGCGACGATACGGAGTCAAATATTCCAGGAGGCGGCCGTCGCGCGAACACCGGAGCCTATCATCGATGTGCAAGTATCTCCAGCCGGCGCCTTCTCGACGGTATACGTTGATATTCGATACACCGATTCACTAAGCGGTGAGACGCAAATGCTGACATTCACGGTAAGCACCTAATCATGCAGCTTTCACTTCAGACGTTCACCTCCCTGGTTCAGAACATGGCCGCTGCGGTGCAGTCCACCGCCACTCAGTTGCTGGACCTCACAGTTGGCTCCACACTGCGCGCAGTTCTGGAAGCCAACGCATCCGTGGCACTCTGGATCCAATGGTTGATCCTGCAGGTCTTACAGATGACCAGGGCGGCCACCAGTATCGGTACGGATCTCGATAGCTGGATGGCGGATATGTCGTTGAGCCGTCTTCCCGCTGTACCGGCAGTTGGGGTGGTCACGTTTTCCCGCTACACAGCGACGGCGTCCTCGTTCGTGCCAGCCGGAGCTTTGGTGCTGACTGGGGATGGTACTCTTACGTTTGTCGTAACAACTGATACCACCAATTCCGTTTGGAACGCAGCGCTTGATGGGTACACGATCAGCCCAGGCGTGGGTTCCATCACGGTTCCGATTGTGGCGCAGACACTTGGTAGTGCCGGCAATGTCCTAGCCAACACGATTTCACTTATAGCAACCGCGATGCCAGGTATTGATTTGGTTACCAATCCGGCGGCGACCCAGAACGGTTTGAATCCTGAGACCGATGCCGCCTTTCGCTCCAGGTTTCAAAACTATTTGCAGAGTCGTTCGCGCGCGACAGTTAGCGCTGTCGGATATGCGATCACAAGTATTCAACAGGGATTGGACTTTATAATTTCGGAGAATGTAGATCCAAGCGGCGCGAGTTGGATCGGCAGCTTTGTTATCACAGTCGATGACGGGTCCGGTTATCCGCCATCGTCGCTTCTTTCGACCGTATACAGCAGCGTCGATTCCGTCCGACCCATCGGATCGATATTTTCGGTTCAGCCACCTAGCGTTGTCCAGGCAAACGTCACGCTGACATTATCGATTATTAATGGAGCCAATAACCTCTCTGTTATCTCGACTGTTACATCTGCCGTTACCGGTTATGTAAACTCTTTGACGATAGGTGAACTACTTCCGCTGACTCGCATAGCACAAGTGGCCTATGATGCGAGCAATGCGGTTGTTAATGTCACGCAGCTCCAGGTAAATTGCGGCATGACAGACCTTGTCCCTGGCGACACCGGGATTATTAAAGCAGGAAGTGTATCGGTGAACTGATATGATTGGTGACCAGGCCGACTTCCAGAACCGACTGAAGGCCATGCTGCCCCAGAGTTGGTTTCCCGACGATGCTCCTATACTGTACTGTCTGCTTGGTGCTCTCGGGTCTGGGTGGTCGCTAATTTACGCGATGCTAAAGTACGTCAAATCGCAGACAAGAATAGCGAGCGCGAGCGATTTATGGCTGGACTTGGTAGCTTGGGATTTTTTTGGCAGACGGCTTAGGCGGCAGCCGAGTGAAGGTGACGACGCGCTCCGTAGCCGCATTATGCTTGAGATGTTTCGCGAACGCGCAACGCGGTCAGCGGTCGAGGCCATGCTACAGGATCTAACCGGGCGAACCCCAATAATATTTGAGCCCGCGCGGACTAGCGACACTGGGGGATATACGTCGTTCGACGGACAGGGTGGCGGAATTGCTTATAACACCGCCGGCGGCTGGGGCAACCTTAGCCTTCCGTTTCAATGTTTTGTGACCGCCTACCGCCCCAACGAGGGCGGGATCGGGCAGGTGACAGGATGGGGCGGCCTCACCGGCGGGTACGGGGTAGGTACCATCGAGTACGCGTCATTGGATATGGTACAGGCCCAGGTTACCGATGCCGATATCTATTCGGCCATCACCGGGGTCCTGCCGGCCGCTACGATAGGTTGGACGCAAATCATCGACTAATACACCTGCAGAGAGTCTCATGGACAGAAATATAGTCTATCCCGGAAGTATTCCTCTTGACACCGATTTGTTGTCGATCAATCGGAATGCCATGGTGGGTTTGGGTTACTTGGCGCAAGCAGTATTGGGGCAAAGCACAATCGCCGACGGTCTTGCATGTAGCCCAACTTCTCCTGCGTCGCTGGCGGTGACTGTCGGTCCTGGCTGCCTCACGCAACTGACTGTTCTCGACACGTTATCATATGGGTCTTTGCCGGCGGACACGATAGACCCGCTCGTGAAGATGGGAATCAACATCTCGTCTACGAGCTTTTCATTGGTTACACCAACCACATCCGGACAATCGACCAACTATCTGATCGAGGCCTCATTTCTCGAGAGCGATGTCAACCCCGTAGTTCTGCCGTATTATAATGCGGCGAATCCGGCACAGCCGTATAGTGGTCCCGCGAACTCCGGCGTCTCTCAAAACACACAGCGCATACAGCGGGTTCAGTTGGAACTCAAAGCCGGGGCACCGGCGCTGACTGGCCAGCAACAGACGCCGCCGGTGGATGCCGGCTGGTTCGGTTTGTATACGATCAGTGTAAGCTACGGACAAACCCAGGTGATAGCGTCCAACATTGCGCTTTCGCCATCCGCCCCCTTTATCGCTTGGAAGCTACCACAGCTAAGGCCTGGTTTTGCGTCCGGTGTGCAGACCTTTACGACATCTGGGAATTTTACAGTACCCTCAGGAGTAACGCAAGTTGAGGTGGAACTCTGGGGCGGAGGCTCCGGTTCATTCGCTTCGAACGGAGGCATTCCGAGCGGAGGAGGGGCCGGCGGGGGATACGCCCGCAGGCGGATTGCGAACCTTTCGCTTGGCCAAGCAGTGCCCGTGAGCATCGGTTCGGGCGGGATTGGCGGAACCTCAGGGGGTGCTGGAGCGACAGCGGGAGGCACCTCCAGCTTTGGCACCTATGTCAGCGCCACCGGCGGTAGCTTGAATGGACTGGCTACAGTTGCAAGTCCACTCAACGGGGCGACCCCAGGGGGTATCGGCGTAAGCGGTGACGTGAACTTCGCAGGATCGTCAGGCCAGGCGGGTATCGTAAATCAAGGCGGCCTAGGCGGTGCTGCCCCAAATGGTGGAGCCCAGAACAGTGGCACCACCGGTGTTACTGGCAACTTTCCTGGAGGCGGTGCTTCAGGAGCGGGCACCGGAGCGAATAGCGCTACGTCGTATAATGGAGCCGCTGGCGCTCCAGGTTTGGTTGTCGTCAGGTGGTAGCTGCACGTAGCCTATTCGCCACTCGGGATACGTGGGACAATATCACTGGACGCTCATGCATGTCAGTCGGCCCGGGCATTCCGTAGTTACCCAACCAGAATGCGCCTTTCATACCAATGCACCGGGTACCTGTAGTAGAGCTGACATACCCACGGCTCGGTGGACGGAATACTCAGCCGACTTTTTTTGGGGCCGCACCCTGAACCAATTGGGCTGGCGTAAGGGCACTGGTCGGATGTCCCGGAATCGTTTATTCGCTTGTGGCGGACGTTGAACCGCCGGGACTCACTGAAGGCCCACGCCATACTTTTGAAGCGCGCATTCCGGCCAACGGGGAGAGGCGCTAGGAGATTTC